CCTAAATATAGCCTTGACGAATGGGCTATGTTTGAGCGTTACGTAGAATTTAGCGTTAACCATAAGCCGGAGCATTTATTAGTTGAGCAAACATTTATTAGTAATGGCTTAGGCTTTGCCGGAACCATTGACCGCGTTTGCACAATTGAGGGTAAGACTTATATTTTAGACATTAAAACAAGTAACGGCATTTATAATAGCTATTGGTTACAATTAGCGGCTTATCGCGAACTATATACCGCAGCCATAGGCAAGGCGGATATTATGCCAAAAATTGATGGCGTGGCTATTTTATGGCTTAATGCCAAGACTAGGACTTACGGCAAAGGCGGTGTAATACAAGGGCCAGGATGGCAGATGGTTACGGAAATGGACACCTCAAAGCAGTGGTCTTTATTCCAAGCGGTGCAGCAATTATGGCACGCCGAACATGAAGGCGACAAGCCTAAGCAATTTAGTTACCAATTAAGCCATAAAAAATAACTTATGCAATTATTTAATGATGACTGGGGGGTAGATAACTCCCCAGTTGATAACACCGAAATAACTACAACTTTGCTTTATTTTAGTAAAGATGAACTTAAAGACTTTAAAAAATATTGTAAAGAATTAATGAAAAAAGAATTTCCAGAAACATACCAACAAAAGGGGAATTTATCTGACTTATTATTAATTATTTTAAAACGCCAATATGATAACCTATAAACTTAAAAACCATTTAACACCAGCGCAAGCTGAAAAATTAAAAGGTAAATTCTTAGACGAAGATTCTTATGATACCTTAGTAACCGATGATGCAGATGCCTATGATTTAAATGGCAAGCTACTTTTTAAATTCCGTAAAAATGTAATTCCTATTGAAGTTTTAAAAAATGGATATGAAAGTTTTAAAGACTCCATAGAACTTACCGAAGGCCGTGGCATTGCCAGCGGGAGTAGCCATAAACGTATCCGTAAAGATGGTTCAGTTAGTAATATTACGGTAGGTAACAAAGTTTATAGTGGCAACGTTGGTTTTATGGATAGCGGCGCTATGGTTAAATATTGCAGAAAAACTGCATTTGCACGCGATTATTTTGACAAGTTTACGCAAGGCATTCCTTTTGTTGAATTTGTTGACAATAAATACAAAGAACTTGCACCAGCACACTATGCAAAACAAATAGCTATTGCAACTGGTACAAATAAAAATTACCGTATTGGTAATACAAGCTTTACCACAGTTACAGTTAATAGAAATTTTGTAACCGCCGTGCATAAAGACTCGGGGGATTATCCAGAAGGCTTTGGAAATTTAATAACCTACCGCGAAGGGCATTACGAAGGTTCTTATTTTTGTTTACCAGAATATAGGATTGCTATTGATTTACAAAACACCGACATACTTTTTGTTGACGTACATACATGGCATGGCAATACACCATATAAAAATTGTAGTGATGACTACATGCGCATCGCTTTTGTAATGTACTACCGCGAATACATGTATAAATGCAAGCAACCTAAAGAAGAACTTTTTAACGCCAAAATGGAAAAGACTGGTTTTTTAAATTTATAAACTATGCAAAATATATTTATACCCAGCAAAAACCGCGTAGAAAATGCAAGCCTTTTAAAGTATGCGCATGAAAATAATTTTATTGTAAATGTTGTAATTGAACCTCAGGATGAAGAAAAATATAAAATTAAATACCCAAATTTTAATTATATAATTTTACCGCAAGATAATGGAGGAATTACTTTTGTACGCAATTACATAAAACAATATACTATAAATAATGGCTTGCAAAACTACTGGCAACTAGACGATGACATTACTGGTTTATTTTACCGCGAAGGCACTAAATTAATACGCTCCGATTTTAATGTATTACAACAAGCGCAAGAATATTTTTTAAACAATAAAATACAACTTGGTGCGTTAGAATATAGGCAATTTGCTTGGTCTGCAACTAAGCCACACATTGAAAATTCATTTTGTGATACTTGCGTTTTTATGGATAACACTACAACAAAGCATTTACAATATAGACCGTATTTAGAAGGCAAAGAAGACCGCGACTTTGCTATGCAAATAATTAAAGATGGGCAAAAATCTGCACGTATTACTTTGTATGCTTTTAGTAACCCAGCAAATGGCAGCAATGCTGGCGGACTAAAAGAAATATTTTATGACCTAGGCAAAGAAGAACAATGCGTTAACCGGATGGTAGAAACTTGGGGTGAAGATATTTGCACACCAATTATTAAAGAAAATGGCCGTAAAGACGTAAAAATTAATTGGAATAAAATAAATAACACTCAGATATCATTATTTTAACTAATTTTACCCCATGACTACCAAAAGAAAACGATTATTCTTCGATATTGAAACAGCGCCAAACATCGGATTCTTTTGGCAGTCTGGGTTTAAACTTAACATCGGCCCACAAAATATTATTAAAGAGCGTGCAATTATTTGCATTTGCTATAAGTGGGAAGATGAAAAAGAAACACACGCACTAAGTTGGGATGCAAAGCAATGCGATAAAAAAATGCTGCAAGACTTTATAAAAGTATTAAACACCGCCGACGAAACCATAGGACACAACGGCGATAAATTTGACCTTGCATGGGTGCGCACGCGTTGTTTGTTTCATGGCATAGAAATGTTTCCAAGCTATACCACAATTGATACTTTAAAAGTTGCACGTGCAAAGTTTAAGTTTAATAGTAATAAGTTAAACTACATTGCTACGTTTTTAGGCATTGGACAAAAGATTAAAACCGATTATGATTTATGGAAGGACATTGTTTTAAAGAAGGATAAAAAAGCAATGGAGCGCATGGTTAAGTATTGTAAGATGGACGTGGTACTTTTAGAAAAAGTCCATAAGGCCTTAAGCCACCACATACCGGCTAAGACGCACTTTGGCGTTATCTTTGGTGAAGCTAGAGGATCATGCCCAGAATGTGGAAGCGATGACCTTATAAAAAACAATAAAGTAGTAACGGCAAGCGGGCTAACACGCATACAATATAAGTGCAAGACATGTAATAAATTCCATAGTAAAACCGATAAATAAAATGAACTCAATGGACGTGCAAGTAGGCGGCAATCATTATCAAGTTTATAAAATCCAGCCAACGGAATTTATACACACTAATAGCATTCCTTTTATTGAAGGAAATATTATTAAATACGTTGTAAGGCATAGACAAAAAAACGGCATCGAAGATTTAAAAAAAGCAAAACATTACTTAGAACTTTTAATTCAACTAGAGTATGAAACTTCCAAAGTTATTTAATAAAATGAAACTATCCGAGCAAGAAATGTGGCTTACTAATAAGCTAGCAGAGGTGCATGGCCTTGAACAAGAAATAAGACGCTACTTAGCCAAGGTGCGTGGCGGGCAAGTTATATTTACACCCAGCGATGAAATAGACCGCTTAGATGAATTAGAGCTTAAAAAAGATGCTTAAGATAAAAATTATATATCGCAAACTTGGCAGAGAGAAGGCGCACGGCCTTGCTAGTAAGGATGGTATTATTGAAATTGATGAAAGGTTAAAAGGTAAAAAGCACCTGGAAATTTTAATCCATGAAATTCTGCATTGCATATATCCTAGAAGTTCCGAAGCTACCATAGTTAAAAACTCTGTTTTACTTACACGCCTTTTATGGAAGGAGGGTTATAGACGTGTGGATCAAAAAGAAGACGAGCCGCTACAAGACGGCTTAATATAACATTGGATTGCCTTTGACCAATTAAATATGATTAGGCAAAAGGCCGGCAAAAATAACACTCATAAATAACATGATAGTAATTACGGGAATTGCCGGCCTTATTTTTTACATAAAGTAAAGCTATAACTTGACACACGTCATAAAAAAGTAAATCAATAACTTGACTTTTTGAATCATTTAATATGCAACTAAGAGACTACCAAGTAGACATTGCGGAGCAAGCCATAAACATCTTAAAAGAATTTAAGCTAGTTTATTTAGCGATGCAAGTACGCACTGGGAAGACTATAACCAGCTTGCACATCGCTAGTTTATATGGAGCCAAAAAGGTATTATTTGTAACTAAAAAGAAAGCTATAAGCAGTATTGAAGATGACTTTAAAGAATCCAATTGCTTATATGATTTACTTGTCATTAACTACGAAAGTTTACATAAGATACAACACACCTACGATTTAATTATAATTGACGAGGCGCACGCCCTAGGGCAATTCCCAAAGCCAAGCGGTAGGGTTACGGATTTAAAAAAGATATGCCTAGGCAAACCAATAATTTATTTAAGCGGCACACCAAGTCCGGAAACTTACGCGCAGTTCTACCATCAATTTTATGTAAGTAGTTATAGTCCGTTTAAAGAATATAAAAACTTTTATGCATGGCATAAAGACTACGGCATACCTAAGACAAAGTTCTTATATAATATGCAAGTGCCGGACTATACGCATGTAAAACAAGAAAAGATCCAAACGGAAATCCAGCACTTAATGCTAACCTATACGCAAGAAGAGGCTGGCTTTGAGTCTTTAGTTGAAGAACAAATCCTTTACGTACCCATGTCGGACAAGGTTAAATGGGCCATGGATAAAATAAAGAAGGATAAGCTATTTAAAACCAAAGACGGGCAAGTAGTCCTGGCGGATACCTCGGTTAAAGAAATGCAAAAGATACACCAAATTTGTAGCGGCTCCGTTAAGACCGAGGATGGCAACGCTATTATGTTTGACGATACAAAAGCCAAGTTTATTAAAGAGCGTTTTAAAGGCCAAAAGATAGCAATATTTTACAAGTACATTGCCGAGGGTATGCAACTAAGATTTAGTTACAAAGGTCAAGTTTATGACAATCCGCAAGCTTTTAACGAGGCCACTGGCGACGCGGTCTTTATAAGCCAAATACAAAGCGGGCGGGAGGGCATAAACCTAAGCACGGCCGACGCCTTGGTTATGTATAATATAGACTTTAGCGCCGTTAGTTATTGGCAAAGTAGGGCTAGGATGCAAACTAAAGACCGCCTAGAAGCCTCTAAAGTTTACTGGATCTTCACCACCGGCGGCATTGAAGACCGCATTTATAGCATGGTACAAAACAAAAAAGACTTCACTTTGAGTCATTTTAAAAAAATTTATTAAAAATATTTTTTTATTCGGATTCTTTAATTTAGCTTTGTTTCATAATCAAAAACATCAATTATGAACAAGTTAAAAACACCACAACAAAAAGCAAACGAGCGCTATGCTAAAGAAAGTATCAAGCCAATGTATGCATTTATCATTGTATGCGTAGCTTTTTTAGTAACCGCTATAATGCAAAACTTATGAGGCCATACTTAACTTTTATTTTTGAACTAACATTTTTTATGTTAGTATCGGTTCCTTTAGCAATTACGTTGTATTTAAC